TACAGCAACTTAGATGGTTCACAACAAATTACACCAACAGTAGGTGTTACAAATTGGTTGACCACACTAGCTCGTTCTAGTTCTTATGTTGTTGCTGATTCTGGTTGGAAGTATATGTATGACAAATACAACAATACATATCGTTACATTCCATTGAACGGTGATATTGCTGGTCTCTGTGTTAATACAGATACAGTTCGTGACCCATGGTATTCACCAGCTGGTTTCAATCGTGGTCAAATTAAGAATGCAATTAAGCTTGTATGGAATCCAAACAAGACTCAACGAGATGTATTGTATGCCGCTGGTGTAAATCCTGTTTGTTCTTTCCCTGGACAAGGTATTGTATTGTTTGGTGATAAGACATTACAAAACAAACCATCTGCATTTGACCGTATCAATGTTCGTAGATTGTTTATTGTTCTTGAAAAAGCAATTTCTCAGGCGGCTCAGTTCTCATTGTTTGAATTCAATGATGAGTTTACTCGTGCTCAGTTTGTGGCATTAGTAACTCCGTTCCTACGAGATGTTCAAGGTCGCCGTGGTATCTATGACTTCCGTGTTGTTTGTGACACTACAAATAATACACCACAAATCATTGATACTAACCAGTTTGTTGGTGACATCTACATCAAGCCTGCTCGTTCTATCAACTTCATCCAATTGAACTTTGTTGCAGTTGGAACTGGTGTTGACTTCACAACAATCGTTGGTGCAGCTTAATAAATAACCACGATATAGGAGAAAACAAATGGCATTCAATGTAGCAGAATTTAGAGCAAATATGATTGGTGACGGTGCCCGTCCCAATCTATTTCAGGTCTCTTTAACATTCCCAACAGTTGCAACCAACGGCTCAGCCGCTGCACAGAAAACAACATTCATGGCAAAATCAGCACAGTTACCCGGTTCTACCGTAGGTACTGTGCCTGTGTTTTATTTTGGCCGTGAACTGAAGTTTGCTGGTAATCGTACCTTCACAGACTGGACATTACAGATTATCAATGATGAGGACTTTGTAGTTCGTAACTCTCTTGAATCATGGATGAATGCAATCAACAGTCATACTACCAATGTTCGTAACGGATCAGCTGTTAACCCATCAGGTTATACAGTTGATGCAGTAGTTACACAATATGGTAAATCTGGTAACGAATTGAAATCTTATAAGTTTGTAGGTGTATTCCCACTCGATGTGGCACCAATTGATTTAGATTGGGGTTCAAATGATGTGATTGAAGAATATTCAGCCACATTTGCTTTCCAATATTGGGAATCAAATACAACTACCTAATATGTTTTTGTTTGAGGGACTTCGGTCCCTCATTTATGTTTAATTGAATTGGAAATTATAAAATATGGCAGCTACTAATAAATTCTCTCTCTTTGGTTTTGAGATTTCTCGCAGAAAAAGCGAGGAAGAGCAACTCGCACAACCATCTATTACGCCACCAAATAATGAAGATGGCGCATTAACCATTTCCTCGGCCGCATACTATGGCACATATGTTGACTTAGACGGCACAGCAAAAAATGAAGTAGAACTTATCTCTCGTTATCGTGAGATGGCCATGCAACCAGAGATTGAATCAGCTATTGATGATATTATGAATGAAGCCATCGTGCAAGATGATGATGGTAAAATTATTGAGATTGTGTTGGATGATTTAGACCAACCAGAAAAAATTAAAAAAGCAATCAAAGATGAGTTTCATACCATTCTTCGTTTGTTTAACTATAAACATATGGCACAAGATATTTTCCGCCGTTATTATATTGACGGCAGGTTATATTATAATGTGATTATAGATAAACAAGATCCAATTGCTGGTATTAAAGAACTTCGTTATATTGATCCACGCAAACTTCGTAAAGTTCGTGAGATTAAAAAGAAGAAAGATGAAAGAACAGGTGCAGAGATTGTAGATGTATTCAATGAATATTATATCTACAACGATAAAGTGGTAACTGGTTCTTCTTCTAATTATGGACCAGTTGGTGTTCGTATTACAACCGATTCGATTCTTTCTGTTGTATCTGGTTTGATGGACTCTCGCCGTGCTGTAGTGTTATCGTATCTACACAAGGCAATTAAACCACTCAATCAATTAAGAATGATTGAAGATGCCACAGTTATCTATCGTATTTCACGAGCACCTGAACGCCGTATTTTTTATATTGACGTAGGTAATTTACCTAAGTTAAAAGCCGAACAATATCTGCGTGATATTATGGTCAAGTATAAAAACAAACTTGTCTATGATGCACAGACAGGTGAAGTTCGTGATGACCGTAAATTCTTATCAATGATGGAAGATTTTTGGTTGCCACGCCGTGAAGGCGGTAAAGGTACTGAGATTACTACATTACCTGGTGGTCAAAACTTAGGTGAGTTAGAAGATGTTAAATACTTTCAAAAGAAATTATATAACTCATTAAGTGTACCTATTTCTCGTTTAGAACCTAATCAAGGTTTCTCTATTGGTCGTGTTGCAGAAGTTACTCGTGATGAATTAAAGTTTGCAAAGTTTGTTGACCGTTTGCGTAACAAGTTTTCTGATATCTTTAATCAGGCACTCCGTGTGCAATGTGTATTAAAAGGTATATGTACCGCTGATGAGTGGGACCAGTTTAAAGAACACATCTATTATGACTTCATTAAAGACAATAACTTTAGTGAACTTAAAGATGCTGAGTTGATGAGAGAAAGATTATCTCTTTTGTTAGCCGTAGACCCATATACTGGTCGTTACTTCTCACAAGCATGGATTCAACGTAATGTATTGCGTTTGACAGATGACCAGATTAAAGAAATGCAAAGTGAGATTGATGAAGAAAAAGAAATGGGTCTTGGATTGCCGGTTGGTGTTACAAATGATGTGGCACAAGCACAGATGGTAGGTGATGTTCAGGCAGACCAACAAGCCGCTTTGGCAACACATCAATCTGAATTACAGCAAGCTCAAGATATGGGTGCGCAACAAGAACAGAAGTCAGTAGGAACATTTGTTAAATTGAAACAGATATTATAAATATTTAAATTGGAGATAAAATGGCAGATACAAGACAAATTATAGACTACGCAGCACAAGATAATGCTAAAGAAATGCGTGATGCATTATATGCTGATATTCATGACCGTGTAATGGGTCATATCGATATGAAGAAGCAAGAGATTGCGATGAATCTAATTAAACAACCAGAAGAAGTAGAACAGGAAACACCAGTTGAAAACACTTAAAGAACTCCGCTCTTTGAACGAAAAGGAAGACCATGGTGCACCTATGGATCCTCCTGCTGTTTTGATTATGAAACGTAAATCAATTCGTCAATTTCCAAATAATCAAAGAGTGGCACTTTACTATGTGGATAAGATTAATAAATATGTAACCGTTCCATATACGGCCATGCAATGGTCCTCAACGGGTAGCATGGACGAAGAAACAGAAAATTAACTAGGACAAAAAAATGGCAACATCAAATAGCACACAAATTTTAGTTGACACAACAAAACGCACTGTGATTAAACGGGTCGGTATTTTTGATACCGCTGGCGGAAATGAAGCTCTAACAGTTGTTATTGATCCACGAGCTTTGTCTGGTGCTTTGAATGCCAACAATTTACCATATCAGGCAGGCAACACAACTGCTCCTGGTTTTGCTAATTCAGCATTTACAATTTCTCGTGTTCTCTATAATGTTGATGCAGAAGTTGGTCATCTACAATTAAAATGGCAAGGTACTACAAGTGATGCCACAATTTATGCTTTAGGTGTTGGTGCTGGTGATACAAATCCACAATATCAATTACCTGCAATACCAAACAATGCTGTGGGTCCTACAGGTAACGTAACAATTACGACCGTTGGTACAACCGCTAATGCATCTTATACATTAATTATTGAGTTGCATAAAGACAATCGATTCTATAGTTCTGGTCAGTTTACTGATCCTGCTGCATTTAACTATCCTCCATTTGGTGTAACACCGTAATGAAAGATTTTGTTTCTAAACTATTACAGGATAAAATAGTTGAAGCAAAAGAGGTTTTGAATCAACGTATACAAGACTTGGTTAATGAAAGATTAAACCAAGTTAAGTTGTGTATTGCAGCTGAGATGTTTCCTGATGTTGAGTTTGAAGAAGAATTGGCAGAAGGCAATATACAAAGAATGGGTAGAACACAACTTATTCGTGTAAGATTCCGTAAAGGAAAGATACAACGGAGAGTTAAGAAGTCGGCAGTACCAGGTTTTACAATTCGTGGTGGTAAGTTAACAAGAATGTCACCACAAGAACGTAGGCGCCGTAAGATGGCAGCCAGACGTTCCAAGTTTAAACGA